ACTGGTTTACAAGGTTCAACAGGCGCTCAAGGAGCAACCGGTTTAACAGGTGCTACAGGTTCAGGTGCTACAGGTGTACAAGGTACAACAGGCTCAACTGGTGCTACTGGCCTTCAAGGCGCAACTGGCGCAGGTGCCACAGGTGCCACAGGTAATCTTGGTGCCACAGGCGCAACAGGGGCCACAGGCAATATTGGTAGTACTGGATCAACAGGGGCCACAGGTAATATTGGTGCCACAGGATCTACTGGTGCTACTGGTGCTACTGGTCCTGCAGGTGCTACAGGTGCAGGTGCTACAGGTGCTACAGGCAATATTGGGGCCACAGGTGCCACAGGTGCTACAGGTAATCAAGGTGCTACAGGTGCTGGTGCAACTGGTGCTACAGGCAATATTGGGGCCACAGGTGCCACAGGTGCTCAAGGCTCAACTGGCGCAGGTGCTACAGGTGCCACAGGCAATATTGGCGCCACAGGTGCCACAGGTGCTCAAGGCTCAACTGGTGCAGGTGCTACTGGATCAACTGGATCAACTGGTGCTACAGGACCAGCAGGTGCTACAGGTGCAGGTGCTACAGGAGTTGCTGGACCAGATGGTGCTACAGGTGCTAGAGGTGCTACGGGACCAGCAGGCGCCACAGGAGCATTGGGTTCTACAGGAGCCACAGGTAATCAAGGCAACCCGGGTAACCAAGGTGAGATTGGATCAACTGGAGCACAAGGCTCAACCGGTGCAACTGGACCTACAGGTGCAACAGGCGTAAGTAATGTTCCGGGTGCTACAGGCGCTCAAGGTGCTACAGGCGCGACTGGACCGCAAGGCTCTACAGGTGTAAGTAATGTTCCAGGTGCTACTGGCAGTAGTGGTGCTACAGGTCCTAGTGGTCCTACAGGAGGCACAGGTGCAACTGGTCCTACAGGTGCAACTGGCGGTGACGGTGCTACTGGACTAACAGGATCAGGTGCTACAGGTGCTACAGGATCGCAGGGTGCCACTGGTATTACAGGATCAACTGGCGCACAGGGATCAACTGGCGCTACAGGCCGTGATGGCGCTACAGGCGCTATGGGCGGAACTGGTGCTACTGGCGCTACAGGCCCGGTTGGTGCCACAGGTTCAGGTGCCACAGGTGCTCAAGGTGCCACTGGCTCTACAGGCTTTATAGGTACTACAGGGTCTACTGGCGCTACTGGCGCTACAGGTAATATTGGCGGTACTGGTGCTACTGGTGCTACTGGTCAAACAGGATTTAATGGTGCTACTGGTGCTACTGGACCGCAGGGTGTAGCAGGTAATATTGGTGCTACAGGTTCAACTGGTGCTACAGGTTTATTACAGTTTCCTTATACAGGAATCTTCACGTCAACTAACCCAGATGTTGCACTAAACAACGGCATTACTGGTGCTTTCCAACTATCAGGCGGAGCATATATTGGTAAGAACTTAATTGTTAATACTGATATACTAGTAAGTTCAACTTCTAGTTTTATTGGCACTGCTACAATGAGTGGAGGACTAACGGTTCAAGGTGGTGTAATTACTGGTAAAAGTGGAGCATCGTTACAGGGTTCAAATTCAACTTCAACACAAACTGGAGCATTAGTAGTACAGGGCGGTATTGGTTTATTTGGCGACCAATGGCAAAAAGGTGATTATATTCAAATAAACGGTGCTTTTTTATCATGGCACTACATAACATTTACTGGTACTCAAACTAATACTACTGCAACGGTACAAATTAATTGGAATGACGGGACCGATGTCACTAGCGTGTACAGAGCAAACAGTAACTTTGTCATTAACTGGTATAACGTGTTAGAGACAGATGTAACATACAAAAATCCAATGGTTATTGTTAACCAAACTAGCACTGCTAGAAGTTGTACCGGTGTAAAGATTGACGGAGTATTGCAACAAGTTGAATGGTTAGATGCTACTACGCATACTGGAATAGCAAATCGAACTGAAAAACTACAATTTAATCTAATTAGAGAAGTAGGAACTTGGACAGTTCTGGGCTCGGTACAATCCTTCGGATAAAATTTTATCATGGTAGACATAGTGTTGTAAATATGTTAAAATTACAACACTATGTTAAAATTCTCACACTCGGGCACATTTGGTGACCTAATCTATTCGCTAGCGATGGTAAAACATCTAGGAGGTGGCGACTTCTATCTAAGACTCAATGACATGGATCGTATGGCCAAACGTGTACTAGGTGCAGGTTCAGCAGGCGACCATACCGGAGAAATGACTCAACGACAGTTTGACATTCTTAAACCTTTCATGGAGAGTTTACCGTATATCAACAGCTTCAATGTTTACAACGGAGAAACTATTGATCATCAATTAGAGGAAGCCGGCTTTACTATTGTTCAACAGAATGGCAACTATACCTACAGTTATGCTACAGCACTGGGATTAGATTTTTATAAAAATTACAAGGAATTTATGTTGACTCCTTGGTTGGAAGTAGCAGATCCTATTCGTATTCCAGGAAGACCTGTGGTAGTTAATCGAGTCAATCGACACCTCTATGGCTGCGATCCAGAAATCAAAGGTTGGAGAGAATTTTTAAAACGTGGACTCACTGAAACCGCAGTCTATGTTGGCAAAGAAGATGAACACGCCTGGTTTGAACAAACTTTAGATATAAAAATTCCTCACTACAAAACAGAAAATATTTTAGAGGTTGCCCGTGTTATTGCGGGTGCAGAGCAGTTTATTGGCAGTCAAAGCATGTGTCTAAGTCTTGCAATTGGGCTAGGCAAAACTACTTTTTGCGAATGTCGCAAAGACCTACCACTAAACAGAAACGAATGTTACTTTATTAGATCAAATGTCCACTACTTCTAACCTTTCTTTCACCCATTCTGGCACACTTGGTGATGTGCTGACCAGCCTCTGTGTTGTTAAAATTCTCGGAGGCGGCGATTTTTATCTCAAGTTACATAATATGGATCGCATGATTCAAGAAAAACTTGGATGGCCAAGTGCCGGAATTCATAGTGGACGCATGACCCAAAAAGACTACGATATGATCGAACCTTTAATGAGAAGTCAAAGTTTTGTCAAAAGTTTCCAAGTATGGAAAGGTGAGCAGACCACACACGAACTCGAAGAAGTTTGTAGGCATCACAGTGCTGGCGGTGTATGGCCGCGAAACTTTTCTAATCAGTATGCTGCCAGTCAAGGCGTTGATATGGAAACAAACTTTGAAGCTTTACAACAGCGTCATTGGTTAGAATGTAAAAATCCTATACGTATACCTAATCGCTCAATTGTAATTAGCCGCAACAACAAATATCTAGAAGGTGCTCCTGTATATAACCCTCAATGGAAAGAATGGATTGACATGGGTCTAGCAGATCAGTGCGTATTTGTAGGACACGAATCAGAACACGCTTGGTTTGAAGATCTTTATAAATGCGAAGTTGAATATTATCACACCGAAGATATGCTACATCTATCTAGAGTACTTGCAGGATGTGATTTGTTTATTGGTAATCAAAGTATGCCCGGTACTATGGCCAGTATTTGTTTGGGTAAAACTAGTAGAATAGAGCTACGTAAAAATGAAACTAGAGAAAATAACGAATTTATATATCCCTATAGGATCAATGTAAGTTATTTTTAAACACCTAGTTCTTTATCTTGCAATTGTCTAATTGCAGTCATTAATTGCTCAACTACACCGTCATTTCTTAGACTTTTAAATATTAAATTAGGTGCGCCAAATTCTCCTGATTTTTTCAGTCCTAGCTTTCTATATTTTTTTAATAGGTCTTTAAGTTGTAGGCACAATGAAAGATTTTTCTGCTTGATTGCATGTTTTATTAATCTTTCCCAAGCATTAACAGAATCTTCAATATCGGCTCTGTTATATTTTACATCAGACTGTACCGGCTGTTTTATCCACTGATTTTTAACTATAGAATATGTTGAACTTACTGCGGGTTCCTCTACGTCTTCCACATACAGTTCCACAGGAACACCGTTAACTGTTATATCGTGTTCTTCTTTCCACAGTTTGCGTTTTGTATCAAATAGTTCTGCTACTCCTACATCACACTGCACTTGACTGTAAGGTACAATAAGATGAAGGTCAAGATCGCTATACTTTGTGTAGTTGTAGTTGGCTTGACTTCCAGACACTATTACATCATCTACTCTTACATCTACGTTTAAAAAATCATAGAATTCTTTAGCAATGCGAAGCAATGCAACATGCACGTCTTTTCGTAGGTGTTCACCATCCCAAAGATTGGGATTTAGTGTATCATGTACTTCAATGGGATCTGTAAACTCAAACATGCTCATATTGGTTATTTATTTTATTAAATATGCTGATGAAGGAAAAGAAAAGTCTAGCTGGACATATTATTGTAGCACACCCCAAATTAGAAGAGCCTTATTTTTCTAAAAGTGTAATAATATTATCTAAACACTATCAGGGCGGGGCCTGGGGATTAATGGTCAATAAACCTGCACCTAAAACCACCATTGATCAAATAATGCAAAGTGTAGGCATTATGAGCAAAAAGCAAGATAGAATTTATATCGGTGGTCCAGTAGACACGCACAGGGTCTTTGTATTACATAGCCTAGACTGGCGAGCTAGTACCACTATGAAAGTCAGTGAAGATATTGGTATTAGTAATGATATTTCTGTACTTGCTGCTATTGCAGACGGTGTTGGACCCGCACTTTACAGAGCCTGTGTAGGACATTGTGGTTGGGCTCCGGGTCAACTTGATGGCGAACTAGCAGGAGAAATTCCCTGGCAACATAACACAAGATGGCTCGATATTCCAGCTACTATAGAATCAGTATTCAATCTCAACGAAGAAGATCAATGGCAACAAGGAATTGAATTAGTTGCCCAGAATAAAATTGCTTCTTGGCTTTAATCTCGTTCAGGACTTAGATTATTCAACATCTCTCTAATATCCCTAGGTTTGATGCTTATTTTATTTTTAGGTATATTTGATCCTTGAGCAGGGTCAATGTCACGTATCACACCATCTGAATCCACCGTAGCATTTGTTGAAGTTACTACACTGGTTTTCTTTAAACCGTCAATTAATGATGCACTAGCAGCACTTCTCTGTCCGTTAAAACTCTGACTTTCATCTTCACCTAAATCACCAATTTTTAGTGTATCTATATTAAATTCTAAATCAACTTTTTGTCCAACTCCGCTACTTGAACGAGTTTTCATAAATTGAATTTGATAGCGTCCACGCTCTTTCATTTGCCTGCTAGTAAAAATACCAATAACATTATCAGCTGTTTGAATCTTTGACAAACCTCCCGAGATATGACTATGATCAAACTCAATTTCGTCAACTGCTGAACGATTTAACTGTGCCGCAGTTACTACAACTGCTTGCGTCTCCATAGCCAAATTACGCAGTTCTTCTGATACATATTTGTCTTTAACAAACAAGTCACTTGGGCTTACCTTCACACTTAGTGGCATCATTAGGTCTAAGTAGTCCACTAAAATTATGTCAGGTTTTTTGCCTGTTTTGACCTGATATTCTTTTAAATATGACCTCAAATCGTTACAATTTTTGCCGGAAGGCATGTATTTTATCTGGATTCCTCCTGCCCTCTTTCCAGTGATCTTAACCTTCATTTCAACATCGTCAAGATTCTTAAAAATGTCCTTAGCTGCAATATCTGTCAGCATACTATCAATACGCATGCCAACTAACTCTTCACTTAATTCAAATGTAAAGTAGATAACATTCAAACCTGCTAGAGAAAAATTAACACCTAGATTGGCAAGGAACAAACTCTTACCGCCGCCGGAACCTGCACACCAAATGTTCAATTCGCCACGCTTAAAACCGCCATACAATTTTTTATCAACAGTGGGCCAACCAGTTGAAATTTGACCATTATTGTCTTTAAGTTTTAGTAGTCGAGCACGTGGATCTAACCAGTAGTCTGTGCCCATGTCTTTATTAAGGCTGATCTGAATTGCGTCTTTGATCAGTTTCTCAACTGGGTTGTATTCGCCCTTTTCCAGCAAGTCAGCACTTTGTAAAATTGCACGTTCCAGTGCTTTGTGACGTGCAAAATTTTCAAATTCGTTCATTAGCCAATCATAGTTTTCCTTGGGTAATGACACTGCTTGAAAGTCGGATTCACAGGCAGCATTGACAATGCTAACCTCGGGCATGACTTTGTATTGATCTAAATATTCTGTAATAAATTTTGCAGAATCTTGATAACGTCTGTCAAAACTTTCTGGATTAAAGATATTTTGACAGCGTACAAATGTTTCTGCATCAGATAAAAACATTTCTAGATACAGTTTTTGTATTTCAGCGTTGTAGTTTGTTTTACTCATTTAAATTTTCTAGTTTCTTTTTCATTAGTTGTATTTTTATCTTGCTGTCTTCTCGATTTTCCAATATTGTGAATAGTGTGTAGAGTCTACCGTATCTTTTCATAGCATCTGCACAATCTTTGATGTCGTCTTCCCAGTCTGGCATACTAACACTCCAATTATTAGCCAGTGCAGTCTCTATCATTTTAGCGCCAGGCTTATCTCTATCCGGAACTACTATAACTTTTTTGCCTAGTTGATTAATTCTAGCAATCTGTGTAGGGTTTGGATCATTAGACATGATTGCTACACCGTCAACTGCTATGGCATCAAACTGCCCTTCTACAACTATTAGATATTCTCTATCTTCAGTTTGATTATCTATATTGAACACATAACCGGGTTGAGCATCTGTGAGATATTTTGGTTTGCCTTCTGTTATTTTACGACCGGTATAGCCTACTATCTTACCATCTTGAAAAAATGGTATTAACACCCTATCTGCGTATCCGGGTGCGGGCGACCAATAAAATCTTTTATCATGCGGGTCAAAGTGTCTATCAATTACATATTGAATAGTGTCAATGAGTTTTTTTCTAATCTCGTCATTAACACGCATTGGATCTATTGCCCACTGAAACAATGTTTCAGCACCTTCGGGTAATTCTTTTTCCTGTAGATCAAAATTAAATGTCTTAACTGCTTTGGGAATGTCTTCTTTATTTCGAAGAGCTTCTAAATTAAGTTTGTTTATCTCATCAGTGGGCATTCCCATCCATTGAAATAAATTTTTTGTATTTTTACTTAATAACCTACCCGGTGTCCATCCAGCTTTGAATCCGCAATTGAAACAATGATATTGGAATCCGTCTTCGTTAAATAGAACCCCACCGCGTTTTCTAGTATCCGGACTGTCTCCGTTATGGTGGCAGCATACAGCATTAAAACTTATCCAGCCGCTGGGGGTTGTCTTCCTTTTAGGAGGCAAGAAAGTTTGGACAGAAGCCTGTATGAGATTCATACATATATTTTAGCTTCTATACAGTATCTTGTCAATTTTTCCGTTTGGCCAATAGTCCGATCCAGGTGTAGGATTTCCTGGCATTTGTGGGCTATAGTAGTTTTGTCCGTCTGGAATGTCCCAATTATCTGGAATCCAAATAATTCTTATTTCACTCCAATTGCCTTCTGCATTGGCATAGTCAACTCCGTTGAATCCTGTATAGGTTTTAGTTTCTAATGTGACATAATTGGCAAATGCGCCGGGACTATTGTCCATGGCCGCCTGTATTTTAACTGTGCCTGTAAAATTATCTAAGTACATGGCCATTGTGGTAGTTTGAGTCAGTTCAGGATAGGATCTTAAATTACCTGTATAAAAATCATATCGTGTACGTGCAACGTTGGCATATTTTTGAAACACTGATACTGATCCACTGTCTTTTAATGTTGGCCATAGGTCATGCGTTAATCTAACTGTGCCATTGATACCGTAGTAGGTATTTGAATAAGCAGGCAAGTTTGCACCATCATTATCAGTAAGGGTAACACCAAAAGTGTAGTAACTAGTATCTAAATTCCTAATATCGTTTTCTGTTAGGGTTAACAAAGCTAATCCTCGAGTTGATGTACTAACACCGTCATCTAACACTTCTACAGATTTTTGTAATACCATTCTTTGTTGTACAGAATCGAACATACTGAACACAAAATTCTGATTAAAACTAATGCTGGTTCCGGATGATATTGCAGTAAACACAGGGGATAAAAATCGATCAGTATCGGGATCATATACAGGATTTAAATTTTCTACAGTAACAATATTGGCAGATATTGCAGAAACATAGGTACCAGTTTGTATGTTATTACTGTTAATAATCATGCCAACTCGCACGTTAGATGCATCGACTAGAGATATAGTGTTGCTAGAAGTTGAAGTAGGGCTGGCAGTATTTGTAACAGCACGTACTCTCACAGCTTTTTGATCAGAGTTTTTAAACTGTAGTTGTACCTTATTTTTAAGGCCTTTTTGTATTCTTAGCTCGCGTTGATACATGGTATTGTTGGTCTCCCGCACTTCGTTGTCCAAATCTAATTGTATGCTGAATAAATTGGAGTATAAATAGACTGGTAATTTTTGCATACCTATATTTATTGTAATGAAGAACAAGGACGAATTCGAAAAAAACTTTCCCTTTATATCCTGCATAAAAACGTCTGAAAACGAATATGTTGGAATAATCATCAACTTTGATGACAATGTCGCTAGTATCTATAGCTACGCAGATATTCGCACCGAAGAAGAAAAACAGATTTTTTTAGAAATGGGGGAAGTTTGGTGGTGGGAGAGTAATCGTAAAATACCAATCAGTATTTTTCTAAAAAAAGAAATGATTGACTTTAGACCCTACATCAAAACTTTTAACAGTAAAGATGTTGTTGTGCTATTTGGTCCTACAGTAAATTTAAGTGAAATTGCAGAAAAACGTGTTAAGAGAAAAAGTATTCAACTAGTTAGGTCAACTAGGAAAAACCGTAACTAACTCGTTCACAAAGCAGATTGAGCTGAACAACAATAACATGAGCATACGCAACAGCATGAGCCTTTTTAAAGAAATACGCATCGTCTGTCTTGACCCAAATATCATCTTTGATAGTTTGGAATCCTTCTTCCTCGCATATTGGGATCAAATGCTTTTTACCCGGCCTCAACAAGGCAAGGAACATCGCTAGTTCTTCAATAGTCTTAGGTTTCAGTTTTGCAATTAAATTATGATAGCCGTTGATGTGAAACATTTGATCACAGACAGCAGGATCTTCTAACAGATCCCACAGCGGCTCAACAGCCAATAATTCTTCTAAATGTGCTTCATTTCTTACACCTTCATAGGCACTGACATTTAAAAAATCAATTTTAAAGTAGCCTCTGTTTTCTGCTGTCTTGTAGTCTATGCTACTTAATCCGGTTATTGGATTGTAAGGAATTGAATGACAATACACACCCGTGTTGTGTTTTTTAAAAACACCATTTGCTTCTATAGATGCAGGAACATGCTTGATGATGTCAAGTACCTGTGTTCTGTCTTTGAAGTCAATATCAATATCAGGCATTTATTTGCTCCAGTCGAGGTGCATACACACCTACATGTTGTACCGTTATCGATGCAGCTTTGTTTGCAAATTTAATTGCATCAGGCATGTGTTTTGTTTCTAAAAACTTATACACCAGTGCCGCTAAGAATGTATCTCCTGCACCGCATACATCAGTTACATCTCCTGCTGTTTCTGCAGGATAAACCCAGCCATTCCATTCTGCACCTTGGTCACCATGTGTGACAATTAAGTGATCAGGTTCTGGATGATAACTGGTAACACGACTTTTTTCCAGTGCGTTGATTTTTACGTAACAACCCGCTAGTCGTGCTAGGTCATGTTTCTTAGTATCAATAAAGATCGGCACGGTTACTTCTTTAACCAGTTCTTCTATTAACTGATAATCCACTGTGCCTTTACAGTAATCACTAATAACAACTGCATCATACACAGGTGGTATTGCTGTTTCGAATCTAATGGGTTCGCTTTCGACATCATGATCTATACGAAGAAGCTGTTGTTTACTACGGTGATCAATTAGTCGATTCTTTTTGTTTACTGCACCGTGTAGAAAATTAACTGTACATCCCAATGCTTCTAGATTTTTACGAACATTTCCAGCCATGCCATCATGGTGTATAGTATAGTGAGGTTCAAACACAGGCACAGGCGCTTCGGGGCTGATACGATTTACATAACCGTATGTATATGTGTCATTACACGCATCACCGATTAACAATATGTTCAATGATTTTAGTTGTTGAGTGGTTTGTTCTGTCATAAAATTCTATTCTTTTTACAAACTCCTGTCCTATGATCGGAGTATTAATATAGTCACTGCCTTTAACCATTATATCTGGTGTAAAAAATTTAATTTTTTCTACAAGTTCTTTGTCACTGTCAAAAATCCAAACATCGTTTACTGCTTTAAGATTTTTTAATAAAAACTGTCGATCACGTTGACTATTAACGGGCCTAGTATTGCCTTTGAGCTCCTTGACTCTTCTATCAGAATCGATTAAAACTAAAAGATATGCGCCTAGGCTTCTTGCATAATTCAACATTTCAACATGCCCCGGATGTAGTATATCAAATGTGCCGTTGACTACTATCTTGGTCACTTTTGACTGTCTCCGGGTAGCACACGATAATTATCTTCAACACTGTCTGGTGTGCTTACTTCAATGATAACACCTTCTTCTAAGCAAATCAATTGATGCGGCTCCAAAGGTAAGTTACGCCATGTTGCACCTTCTTCAAGAATTTCAGTACGTTGACTGGCATCCTGTGTCATGATATATTTGACTTCAAACTTGCCGCTTAGAACATACCATGTTTCGTCTTTCACAGCATGGAAGTGCATACTAAATTTGGCGCCTTTGTTAAATTTTAACAACTTGCCGCAGTACTTGTCGTTGGTTGCCCAGATTAACTCTGAACCCCAACCTTTTCCTACAAAGCCTTCTAATCTCATTCTATACCTGCCTCTTTACATACTTCTTTAACCAATGCTACATCAGCTGGATTGTCTTTTATTTTCTTTGCCCAAAAGGGTATGTCTAATGTTTGATTAACTAACTCTAACTGTTCATCACTGAATTGTTTTAGTAACTCAACTCCGCCTGCAGAATTCATAACCATCCACGGACTTATCTTTCCGTCTCGTATATTATGCACTGCTCTATTCACACTTACATAATTGAAATAATGTGCAAAATTTGCATTATTTTCGTCACCCCATTCCATCATGTATTGTAAGCTACGTTGAACCGCACTTTCTACAGGTTCAATCTTTACCAGCTCACTTAGATATTTGTCATAGAGCTCGTCGCGGCACCAATGATCTAATTTAACTCCGCTTTTGATCACATAGTCAATGAATCTTTCTGGGTATAACGGATTAACATTGTTGATGAAACTGCCAAATTTTACAAAGGCATTGTAGTATGCACTTTTACAAAAATCACTATAGGGTTTTTGTTTCTTTGCTGCCTGAGTAAGTTGATAAAATCTGTTATAGGCAAAAAAACCTGTCTGAACACGTTTTTCATCTTTTTGTAGTACACGCCTTTTCTGTTCACACATGTGAGCAATTAGAGTTTTTTCTTTCATGAAACTCTTGCTACAATGTACACAATTAAAGGGTTGATCTACTAGGTCTATCATTTAATTCTAAATTTCTGCAATATCTGTTTTGCTTCATTAAGGTCAGTAATAGACGGTGTGTCATACACTGCTACTATTTTAACTGAAAACCCCGTATCATAATTGGGATCATACGACAAGAGTATATTGTGAGTTTGGGGATTCCAAAGTTTGTTTCCAAATTTAATATTAATATCTTTAATTTGAGTTTTGTTAAAATTTGTCATTCGTATTCTTTTCGTTGTTTTTTATCAAAACCCATGTGATCGAACAGTTGATTAATATCATTCTTATCCATCATACTGGCCCAAGTTTTAATATCGGACAGTTTCATTGCAGGATAAAGTTCTTCTAAAAGTTTTTCTATTTTATTGGCTTTTTCTTTACCTGGCGCTTTGAGATATGTGTATTTTAAATTTACACCTACACCGCAACTGGCAAATGCTTCCCACAATAACTGCTTGTGACCTTTACTCAAAGTCCAATGATTGATGTTTACTAGATCGTTGACACGTTCTATAATAAACTCATAAGTGTCTGGATCTGTCTGCGGATTACTGACATATCTCATTAGCAGAAATGGGCTGAACGCTTTCTTTTCTTCTTCTGTGAGAAGTTTATAGAAATCATGATTTCTTTGATTTACTGCACTTAACTCTCTACCAATGTCTAATTTTGCTGCCATATTATACTGGATGATGCATTACATTTTGTCGTTCTTGTTTGCTTAGATAATATATTATTTTAACACGTTCTATGGCCGCTTGTAAAGCAGGATTGGTTTTTGCTTCGCGGTGTATTTCACCCCACAACTTGCTTTCTTGTATTTCTTCAATCAACGGTCTACCATCTTTAGTGCGAGGATCGTAGTCCCAGCCAATTTCTTGCCGAGTATTGGGAGCAGCGCCTGCTTCTCTAGCATAGGTTATGCCGTCTACCTTTTCGTAGACATAAGTTGCACTAGGTTTGAGATTGCCCATATTACCAACATTTACTGTAATCAACTAGCTCACTTTGTCTTGAAACTTCTTTGACAAAATAAGCACATAGAGGATTTGGATCCTCTGATAAAGGAGTACATAACAACTGCCCTGGCTTCATTTTAGGAAAATACCATTTGACATCTTGATACACATCGATAATATCAATGTCATAAAATTCAGGTCGGAACCCGCTCAATGGATTGAACAAGAATGTTTTAAATCCACGATCATTAAGACTGGTCAATGGCATAATTTCCATGTCAGGACCTTCAGGATCGCCGACAATAGTACACCAATCTAAGGGCATGTTAACTGTATAAGGACCAATTTTTAACACAGCCGCAGGTGCTGTAAAACTTTCTAAAAAAATCAACGGAATATAAAAATAATCAGGATTGCTTGGATCACTGTTATCTAATACCGCAAATCTCAAGTCGTCATCGATCTCATCGGGGAGATCATTTAGGTGATAGATTTTATCATCCAGCGTTAGAATTTGCATTAGTATTTTACCTTTTCGATTGTGAACGGATATTTGGCTTCTTTGTAGAAGCGTTTTCGTTCTGTTAAGTGTTTTTTAGCATATTTTGTAGATGCTGTCAAGTCCCAGATTTGTACGAAGTCTTTGTCGTCTGCTTTTCGAATACCTCGTCCAATGCTTTGTATAACGCGAGTAAAGCTCTTTCCGGACTCAAGAAGAACCAGGTTAAAAATCCTAGGGATATTAATACCCACAGCGGCCACACCGTAAGTCGCCACAATAATCTTTTTATCAGCAGTTTTAACTTCATCGTATTCTTCTTTACGGTCTTTAGTTTTTACTTCACCAGATATGAATACACTATCTGGTATTTCATTTACTATAAATTTTCCTGATTCAATCCTATCAACTAATACCAGTGTATTTCCGCTTTCAGCAATACCATGAACTAGTTTACTGACCCATGTCATCCTATCAACGTCAGTTACTAAAAACTTTAACTCTTCCGGATAACTTCCAAATTCTTTCCATTCAGCAGTTTGAATAATGTTAACATGACAATTACTCAATACTCCTTTTTCCTGTAATTCGTGTGCTGATACACGATGAACTACATCACCTAAAGCAGCTCGAATATTTTGAAATTCTATATCTTCTTTAGGTACAGTGCCTGTTAATCCCCATCGGATAGGAGCATTGCTCATATTCTGAGTTAACAGTCTCTTTAATACATCGGCCTTGGCCATATGTACCTCGTCAACCATTACTGTCTGAACTCCATTTAAAAATTCAGCCAGCGTTAATAACTCGTCATTATCCTGTGATTTTTTGTCTAAAATATTCAAACTTTGCCAGGTACAGATTGTGTGAGTCTTGCCTAGCTCTTTTCGGTCACCATAGTATACTCCGACATCTAGTTGACAGTTAATGAAGTCTTCTTCAGTTTGTTCAACTAGACTTTTGTTTGGAACAATAATTATGCTTCGACCATATTTTTCGACAATTTTTGCCAGTGTAGCAGTAGTTATTGTTTTCCCAAACCCAGTGGCAATTTCTTGAATACATTGAGGATTTTCAAGGAACTTATTGACTGCTTCAACTTGATCGTCACGCAGTCTAATCTTTTCTCCAGCAAATCGATGCCCTTCTGGCCATGTTTGATCACCCCAAAAATCTTCAGCAATTTCGGTGAAATTTAATGGTAGTGCGACACGTAGATCTTCAAGCTCAGGGTCATACCCCTGTCTAACCAGTTCCTCAATAACCTCAGGGAGTATACTCATATATGTACTACCACCAAGACCGAAGAAACTGGTACACCCATCCCATCGACCTAATTTGTAAGCTGGTAGATACCTGGCTTTTTGGTCAAAATATTTGAATTTTTTCACCAAAGATTTACGAGTGTCAAGATCTAAATTTTCTATCTTGACATTAACCTCGTCTTTGATAATAATTTTACAGTACGACAACTTGATACCCTGTACGATTCTTATCTGTGTATTTGATTACATCGGGTCTGTTTTGCAGATACGTCGAAATGCTGTAATGAACTCCGGAAATTGACCCAAGATTAAGGATAAACTTAAAGTCAATACCGGACTTGATCACAGGCTTGGGTAATTTCTGACTGATGAACACAATTTTTGTATTTTCATGTATCGGTGTGTTTAGATCAAATGTTCGAACATAATCATTGAAATCGCGGCCGACTGTGTTTTCTAACCTAAACATCACAGAAATTTCTTTTTCTTGGAATTTTTGTAATCTTAACCACTTATGCCAGATTTTTAGGTATTCAAGTTCATGCCCGGCAGGAATAATGATCATTGCTGGTATATTAAACTTGAATAGATCAGTAAACTGATCAATACTATTTGTAGTGGTGTCAAAATCTAAATTATCTGAAGTCGATTCATTAATAAATTTGTCTAAAATAGGCGAAATTTCTTCATTTTTTAACAAATCTGACACCTTTTCGTCCCATACAGAAATTCCATAGTACTTGGCCAGTAGAGCTGCTTCGACTATGCTACTAGTTGCCAGTTGTGGAATGGTTCGATGGGCGTTAGCAAATTTAAAACCTTCATCAGTGTGTATCAACATAGGTATATGAGATTCAATATTTTCCAATACCTGAGAAATTTCTTCAAAAATCTCGAGAAAATTGGCATCAACGGAAAAACCTAATGGTAACAGATTATTACCAATCCATATTACATTTAATTCTTCAAGATCGAATGCCCAGACTTTTTTGTCATTGTTCCAGTCAACTAGTCGTGCCTTGTTACTGTCTCTAAATTTCTTGATAGTTGCTACTAACGCTTCGTCATAGGGGAAAGATACCAGTATTTTCTTACCCTCAATGGTAATTAATTTAGTCATTGGTTTTGACTCAACCAAATTGAACTGAAATTCAGCTAGGTCAATTGCATCGCTTGCAGGCTGTCCGAGAGCCGCAACCAATTGATTCCGATATTTTCTAACTAGTCGTATAACAAGATTACGTTGCTTTTCAGTATAGCCTCGACCTGCAACAGGATTGTTTGACAGGCTATAAATTACTGACTCATCACCCTTCCATAGAGAAA